GGACGCTCGCCGCTGTCGAGGCCGGATCTGAACCCGCCGCCGGCGGCGCCGGTACCGTCACGGTGTAATCGACAGTGCCCGCCAGCTGCGGGCTGAACGGCTCGTTGGGTGGCGCCAGGAACGAGGCCCGTGCCTGCAGCCAAGTGATGGTCTGCGAAGGCGACTGGAACATTTCCCAGCCTCCGACCGCCGTGGCGGTATAGGGCAGGCCGTTGTCGTAGCCGGTGCGGTCGGCCTGCATGATCTTGCCGGTCTGGGTTCCAAAAAACATGTCGCCACGCAGCCGCATGAAGCAGGTTGCATCCCAGCCGGTGTAACGCCCCCACGCCCCGGTCGCGGCATTGATGATCCCGCAACGCTGCTTGCCCGGCGCGTAGCCCGGCCAGGTCACGAAAATTCCGCCGTATTCGTTCCAATTGAACATGGTCCACGGCCAGTTGCCGCGTGCCAGCACCTCCTCGCGCCACATCGGCTTGATATTGCGGGTGACCGCGGCGAGCTCCAGATCGGCCGGAGCCTTGGTGATCGCGCCGGAAACCGGCACGATGCCATCGACAGTCGCAATCAGGAGGTCGCCGCCGATCCGCAAATGTGCGTTCATGCCGGTCGGCGCGCTCACTTCGTAGCGCCCTTCCTGGCGCCAATTAGTAGCGTCGGACGGATTGGACCCAGTGAAGATCAGGAGCTCGCCGAGGTCGGTGCAGAACACCAGCTTGTCGTCGATGCCATCTCCAGCATCCACCGACCAGCTAGCGCAGAACAGCAGCTTACCGCCCTTGGTGGCGGCGCCCGATAGCGGGATCTCGAGCAGCTCACCGCCGACCGCGTTGATCGGCAGATACCACGCGCTCATCGAATTCAGCTGGGTAAAGAACAGCCGGTTCTTGTATTTGCAGACATAGGTCAGATTGCCGCCGTGCTCGACTGGACCACCGACGGGGCCGGTAATCCAGCTGATGCCGTCGGTGGCGCTGTCCAGCGCCCAGCGCGGAGTAGCGGCGCGGTCCGCTGCGAAGGTGCCAGACAGAGGGCTGGTGTGGGGGACGGTGCACTTCCAGATACTGCCATCGGCGGTATCTCGCGCCCGCTGGTCGAGGGCATAAGACGTACTGTTAGCCCAATTGGTCGGCGTGGTGTGGGCGAGTGAAGTCCAGGCCGTACCGTCAAACCGCAGCGGCGGATCGCCGGCATCGTTAACGACGATCATAAAGTCGTCGCCCTGGTTGGACATCTGCGCGGCGGCGTAATTACCAGAATTCTGACCCGCCTTGACCACCGTTGGCGTCGCCGTGATGTCGTAAAGTTTGGTGGCATTGCCGGCAAACATTTTATAGGTAATGCCGCTGACGTAGCTGAAGCCAGAAATAACCGGTGTCGTTTCCGCCAGCGTCGCCCACAGCGTACAGCCGCCGCGCAGTGCGATCGACTTCATGGTCGGCTTCCAATTATCAAGCACGACCGCAGCGCCCGGCTGCATGTAGCTTTCATTCTCGTTGATGATCAGCCCGCGCACCGGCGCCGGAAAAGTGTTGGCCTCCTGCTTGGCCGCAGTCTGCTGCTGGACACCAACGCGGCGGAACGACTGGTGCTGGCTCATGGCACATACCCCAGCGGATACGGGTATGACGCCTGAACGGCGGGCGACGCCACCCTGCGGCCGACAAGGATCGGCGCCGGCACGTCGCGGCCGGCTATCGAGTTAAGCGCGTCGCCGTAGGTGGAAAGATCCTCCGCATAGGCCCCGCCTTTGTTGGCCTTCCACTGCCATATCATCCCAAGCTTCAACAACCGCTCATCGAGCGCAAAGCTGTCGCCATCGGCGTTAAAGCTGTCACCGACGCCACCAGAGGCCTGGTTAACGCAATTGCCGTGCAGGTAAGCAAAATAAGCGGTGGTGTCGGAGCCCATGACCGGCGAGATCAGTATCTCGCCGCCCATCATGGTCCACTCGCCCCAAGGCGAGTACCAGCCATATTGCCGCCGGTTCAACCACTCGTCGGTGTCGGGCACGAACATCATCGGCTGCATTGACGATGTTGAGCGCCAGACGTTCGCCGTTAGCAGCATTCGCTTGTAGTCACCCGGCAGAGTAAAACCCGCTGTGGTGCCGTCACCGGTCAAGGTTGCGGTTTTCTTGAACTTGCTCCAGTCACGAAAATCGTAGGCGATGCGCTGCGCCATCTCGTTGGCGAGCGACAACATCTCCTGCATGGTGCGGTTGGCGGTGATGCCAGAAAATACGCTCTGCGGGGCCGACACGCCGGTCGTCGCACAAACGTCGCGCACCACGCTAAGTAATGTCATGCCGCGCTAGCTTTCTCCGGAGCACAGTCACGCGCCATCCGCCGCAACGTCTTGGTGTTGAGCGCGCCGAGCGGTGCCTGTCCGGTCTGAGTGGTGATGTAGTTGCGCAGCTGCACCAGATCCATGCCGTCGAATTCGTCGGTCGGTATGGCGCCAGCGGCCTTGTTCTTTAGCGCCGCCAGATCTTCCTGCATGAGCTGGTTCTGCGACCGCAGGGCCTCGAGCTCGGCCTGCACCTGCAGCGGCACGGCGCCGCGCTGCGAAGTTTCGATGTACTCCATGGCGGCATTCTTCATCTCGCGGCCGCCCTGGCCGAGGTTCTTGAGCTCCTGGCCGTCGATGTGCGCCAGCGCCTCGACTGTGTAAATGTTCTGCGCGCGCAACTCGGCGCGGCGAGCCTCACTGAGGAACGGCGCACTGGCCAGCGGCGTGCCTGATTTGGTCTGTGTGGTGTGCGCTTTGAACTGTTGATACTGCCGCGAGAACCGCTCGGCGTAGGTCATCTTCACCTGCTCGCCGGTCAAGGGATCGGTGGCCCAGTTCGAGAACGAAGTCGCGGGGTGCGCGCTCCAATTCTTTGATCCGGGATAGTGCAGCTCGACCTGCTCCTCGTCATTGTAGATCGGACGACCGGCCTTGAGGGTCGCAGCCTGGTCCAGCACGGCGGCGTTTTTGAAAATGGCGACGATGTTGTCGTCGGGATCTTTAGCAGGCATCGATTGTTTCCTCTGGGAGATAATGGACTGAGGCCGCCGCCGCTCCCACAACAGCGGCCTCAGTTTTTCGACAGGTCGGGTATCTAATCCACCCGCCGAAATCGCATTACGTCGCTGGCGTCGGGTCGCGCATACGCCAGTTGAACAGTGGATTTGTCATCGTGAGCTCGCCCATCCACCCGATGAATTGCGCAATCGCATCTTTATCGATCGGCATCTGGCCGTCGCCTTCGAACAACTTGTCAAAGTTTCTGGAGGGGTTGTAACGAATGCGGAAGCTGTCGGTGTTGAGACCAAACGTCGTATCGGACGGCATGTTGCTGCCGATGCCGCCGTCGAGCACGATCTCGGCCCGCTTGCCGCCACCGATATATTCGAGCGCCGAGAAGCCAAGTTTTCCGAGCGAGGTTTCGTTAGTCTGATGTTGGATCGCGACCGTGGCCGCATCGTAGGCCGCATAGTGCTCAGGGCTCATGACCAGAAGGTCAGCGTAATCCTTGCCGCGGCTGGATTTAGTCATGACGTAGTTGAGCATCGGCCGCGCTGTCGTGGCATCAAACTGCGTTTTTGCGGGAACGATGCCGCCACCGAGACTGGTGTGGATGTCGTAGTATTTGGTCTGCCATATCGTGTTGGAACGATCGATGCCGCCATACACGCCGTTGTTGACCGTGATCGGCACCGCCGTGGCGAGACCTGTTAGTGCCTTGCCGCCGTTGCCGGAGCCGTCGCCGTAGAGTGCGAGGTCCATGGCGTCTTCCAAAGCTCGCTCAGCCGCCTCCAAATAAGCGTCGAACACATCCATAAGTTGAGCGTCGCCCTGGTTGTTCAGTATCTCTTGCATAGAAAGTACAACAGGAACAACGACTTGCTTAGGATCGTAGAAGGCATCGTTAAATAAATCGATCGCTGGGTTCAGAAGCTGATCGTAGCCATTATACCACTGTGCTACATTTTTTGAAACCTGTAGTGTTTGTCTAATCCTAGGACCACTATAGGTTTGCCAGAGGCCTTTGCGCTTCAGCACCGCCAACAGCGCGTTGTTGTTAGAGACAAGATCCTGGTAGGACGACGATCGGTCTTCGAGCGCCATCGAAAGCATCTGCTGATATGCAGAGTTAGTCGTCACATTGGGCATCGGCCCGGCTCCATCAAAAGGGGTTCAGAGGTTAGGCGGCACCGCGAACGCGCTTGATTGCGTTCTCGATGGCGTCGCGTCTGCCAACTGGTTTTCC